CTGCGTATATCGCCATTGCTGATCAAGCCGACGCTTGTCTGACGTCTAAGAGCGTGGCGGATGCTATCGGGAAACAGCTTAAAATCCTAGCCGTGCGGCATATGGCTAGTAACGCAACGGACGGCGGCGATATTACGTCAGAGCGCGCCGTATCTGGTGCGCAGCGATCCTATGCACAACGCCGCAAAGGCGAGACTGGTTATCTCGACACCTTGCGCACGCTGGATAAAACGGGGTGCGTCATGGCCGTTGTGAGTAATGGTGGGTATGTGCAGTTTCGCGGCGTGGGGAGGTTTGGGCTTTAATATTCAAACCTTGCCCGCATCTGGGCGACTTTATCGTCTGGAACGTTGTGGATGTTCTCAAATTCCCCAGCGCAAACCACAATAGTGCACTGCGCGCCAAACTTTTGCGCCATATCTAAATATGGCTGGAATTCCCATTTGCGCGTGAATGTGTTTGATACTGCGACATTCCGGCCAATTGTTAATGACGCCTCAGTAAGTCTTTTGCACTGTTCGTGGCAAAATTCAAGCATTTTGGGGTTAAAGTAATAATCTCCATTTTCGTTAACCATAAACATATCTGCTTCGAAGTGGGCGTCAATCATGCCATGGCGCAAAAACTTATCAGCCAATGTTGTCTTGCCGCTACCCGGAACTCCGCGAATAATGTAAAGGTTTTGCATGTGATGTCTCCTTTTTCCCACCACCAGCAATACATGTTACAATACCCACGTCAACCCCTAATTTGAGGCCACCACATGACAACCGCAAGCCGCTGGGACATGACAGACACCGTGACCCTTTGGTCAGTCACGCGCGATGAGTACGACCAGCCGACCTATGCCTCGCCTGTAACCGTGGCGTGTAGCTGGCAGTCAGGCGGGCGGCTCACAAGAGACGATACCGGGCAAGAGTTTGTGCCGGGATCAACGGTTTGGATTGATGCATCAACTGAGCCGCAAGTCGGGTGGCGCTTGAAGATCGGCACGCGCACAGGAAGCCCGCCGAGTGACGCTGAGGTTATCCGGCGCGTTATGGGCTGGAATAACTCGACGGTATCATGGGGCGCGCGGGATATTGCGTTGGTGACGGGGTGAGCGTCAAAGGCATAAAAGCCGCACAGGCGGCGCTAGATGAAGCCACGCGCGATGTGAATATCGAAAGCGAGGAAATGCTGGCGGTCATGTTGCAGGCGATATCCGCTAACACTGCGCCCTACGTTCCAGTAGATACCAGCACGCTGATTAACTCCGAGGTCAGGCGCACGTCAATGACGCCGCAAGGGCCAGAGGGCGTCATTCAATACGGCATGGATGGCACAAACCCGGCATCCGGCACGCCTGTTTCGCAATATGCTATATTCGTGCATGAAGGCCCTCAAAAAAACTGGCAAAAGCCCGGCGCTAGCAATAGGTTTCTGGAAAAGGGCGTGCGAGACTTCATTCGCGATGACCTTAGCCGGATTATTCAGGTGTATCAATCATGAGCGCAACCCTACTAAACCGCGTCAAAGCCCACATTATTGACGATGGCGGGCTATTGGGCGCGTACACGGTCAAGTTTTACCGATGGTCCGATGCTGATTTGAACGGCGATGGTAGTATTGCGCTATTTCGCATGTCAGGCACAAACGGTCCGTCTAGCCATGTCATTCAATGGCCGGATGTGTCCTTGTACCTGTTAGCTAATCCAGATGCAGTACTGCAAGCCGATACCGACATGCTGGGCGTCCTGCAATACTTGCGCGCCGATTACACCACGACGGATGCATTCAACCTGCATCCGGTCGGCACATATACCGGCCCGACATATTTAGACAACGGCCGGGCAATGTTCGAGATGGTAATTCGCACTGGTGTAGAGGATCACTAATGGATATGCGCCCCATGCCGATGGATTATGTAGTTGATGCATTGGCTAACGCACTTGCATCAAACATGACCCTAGAGGACGTATTCGAGGCCGCAGTATATGCGGATGACGTAGAAGCATTTAACGACGCGGTTAATATCATGGGGCTTGCTACGGCTGAGTGATCAGTAGGCATAGTATGGGTAATACGGATAGTATGTCGGAGTAATTGCATTGATCCGATCAACCTGAGCCTGACGCGCTGTCTTGAAGCCGACATAAGTGCATTGCGTGTGATCATCGGTGCCGGGGGTCAGACCATACGCAGCGCAATGTTCATCTGAGTATTGCGGGATTGAGCAAGCTCCGAGCGTGGCGATTACTGCGATTGCGATAGTGGTTTTCATTTTGGTTTCTCCTTTATGGTTGTCCCAAGGATACCGCTTTATCAGTGCGGCCCTTGGGGCTGAGACGCGGGCGGATAGGTTTGTTTAACGCCGCTGCCCTAAATACGGCCAAGCTAATCCCGCGTCTCAGGAGGTGAGGTAATCCCGATGCGCTTATTGTTCGGGTTTTGTGTTTTATACCGGCTATTATGTCCGATCTCTGCGCACACCACACCACCAAAGAGGCGGCAAATGTGAGACGCGGGATGCCGTTGAATGGCCCGGAGTGCCAGCATCTAGGCACTTGCAAGTTTACCCCGAGCGCCGCGCCTCACAACCCACCAATACCACACCAATTTGCCCGCGTCAAGCGGTCAATGTATTATAGGGCAAACAAACTCTAGAGAGGATTTTTCGACATGGCGGCTAATGCAGGGCGCGCGCTCTTGATTGCATATGACCCCGGTACAGGCGCAGTTGATATTCTGGGCCAAACGACCGGCACTATCACGGTAAATCGTGAGCCTATTGATATTACCACTAAGTCAGATGATGGCGTGCGGACGCTTTTGGCTGACCTTGGCACCTTTGGTATTGATATTGCCATGGAGGGCGTCATGGAGGATACCGTATTGGCCGCGCTTGGTTTTGATGATGCGCCGACTGCGCTTTATGACTTTGACGTGACTATCGGCAATCTCGGCACGCTTTCCGGTAGCTGGTTTCTCGGCAACTTCGAAGTGACAGGCGAGGATGGCGCAAACGCTATCACGTTTAGCACAACGCTTATGTCGAGTGGCTCAGTCACCTTCACCGCACTTTAAACACACATAACAGGAGGCAAATATGAGTGTTTTCCGCGAGACCGAGATTGAATGGAGGGGCGAGAAATACAAACTTGTCCCTTCCATGCAGCTTTTGCGCGCCATTGAGTTGCAGGGCATTAGCTTGATGCATGTGGAGTGGCAGGTTGCTACCGGCAAGCCCCAAGCGTCCCTTATGGCGACGATTATGGCGCTTGTGCTGGCGTCGGCTGGTGTTGATGATATTGGCGAGGATGAGGTTTATCAGGAAATCCGTTCTGCCGATCCCAAGCAAGCCTTGCGCACGTATAACGCGATCATGGCCGCACTTAGCCCGGTGGACAAAACGGCAAAAAAAGACGAGGCCCCGGACGCAGAGGCGGCGTAATACCGACGAGCGGCATCGGGCCGGATGAGTATATAGATTGGGATAGCTTTTATCTCTTGGCCCGACAATGGGGCATCCAGCCTAGTGAGTTTTGGGCCATGACGATGCATGAATGGTTCGCGGAATATCGGTTCAATGTGGGTGAATCCAAGATCGGCGGGACAAACATAACGGAAAGCCGATATGACGAGCTTAAGGCGTGGGCTGAAAAGGTAAAGGCAAAGAAAAATGGCAAAACTCTATGACTATAAAATGGAAGGTCTAGAGGAAGCCCAAAAAGCTATCGATAAGGCGATTAAGGGCCTTGAGAACGCCCCTCGCGAAATGGTTAACGAAATATTGAAGGGTGTGGAAAGGCACACCCTTCAATTCGTGCCTGTTGATACATCAAATCTCATTAATAGCAGGTATATTCAAGTTATAGAAACATCTGACGGAAAGTCGGTCGGTGAGTTTGGATTTAATGCGGACTACGCCGTTCACGTTCACGAGGGTGGCCCCAAAGATTGGCAAAAGGCGGGTGCGTCTGATATGTTTCTGTGGCTTGGTGCTGAGGAATTCATTGAGCAAGACCTTGATAACGTACTTGCCAAGTTTGGCTTTGAATAATGGCTGATACAACCCAAAAGCAAATTAAGGTAACTGCAAACGGCGATAGCTCGGATGCTATTCGCGCGCTGCAGGAAATGTCAACTGAGCTTGGCAGGCAAAAAAAGAGTTTTGATGATCTTCGGAAGAGTGTTGACCCGGCGTTTGCATCCGCTGAAAAGTTCCGCCAAATACAAAAACAAGTTGCGGACGCCGTTGATAGGGGCGCAGCGCGCCAAGAGGTTGCCAATAAGGTTCTTGAGGAGGCCCGTCGCAAATATCTGGGCATTGTTCCAGCGGCGGAAAAGGCAGCGCGCGCGGCAGAGGAGCAAGCAAGAGTTAATCAGGAACTAAGGTCTTCGTTTGATCAAACGAGAGCTAGCCTTGACCCTGTATTTAATGCCTCAAAAAGATATGAAACGGTATTAGAGCAAACTAACAACGCACTACGCGCCGGGGTTATATCTCAAGGCGAGGCTAATCGCGTCCTATCCCTTGCCGAAAATCAATACCTTGCCACAGGTAATGCCGCCCGCGTGATGGGCAATAGCATGCGCGCATCAACGCAGCATACAACTAACCTAATGTTCCAGTTTCAGGACATTGGGATGATGCTGGCGAGCGGTCAAAACCCGCTTATGCTGGCAATGCAGCAAGGTACGCAAGTTGCTGGCGTATTCCAGCAGATGCGCAATGATGGGCAGAGCGCGTTTCAGGGCATTATAGGTGGCTTAGGGGCAATGGTTAGTCCAATGTCTATTATGACGTTGGGTGTCATTGCGGGCGGTGCTGCGTTGGGGCAGTGGGCTATTGCTGCGTTGAGTGCCGAAGAGGAGGCCAGCAAACTAGAGGAAGCCCTAAAAACACTTAACGATGAAATAGAAACCGGCCTAGCCAATATCGTTAAGTATGAAGAGGGGTTGCGCAGTCTAGCGTCTGCGCAGGCTACGATTGAATTGCGCCGCTTAAAAGACGAGTTGGCGGCAATTGATCGGCAGATTGAAGCGGTTACACAAAACCAAGCGCCGAGTATGCAGGCTAATCTTTTGGCACTGCGCCAGCAACGCGATGAGTTACAAGAGCAAATCACGCTAACTGAGGAGCGTATTCAAAAGGCAGAGCAGGTCGCGGATGAAGAAGAGCGCGCTGCCAATTTCGCCAACTTGCTCAAAAAAACAACTGAACAGACCGACCTATCACGCTTGATTGATCAGGCTGGCACGCTTGCTAGTAGATTTGAGGCGGCGGCGTCGGCTGCATTTGATATGCTTCAAGCTGCGGCTGAGGCGAACATACGCGGGCGTCGCGTTGGTCGCGGTCGCGGCACTATGGCGGGCCCTACAGCCGAGGAAATACAGCGTAATGATCCACGCGCACAACTCTCAACGCAACCGGGCGGCGGTCTATTTGTAGATAGAACGGTTGCAAGGTCTGGTCGCGGCGGTAGTGGTCGCGTTGATCCGAATGCGGCCCGCATCGAGTCTCTAGTACAAAGCCTTAAGACCGAGCGCGAAGTGCTGGAGGAGTGGCGCGCGGAAGGTCTAGAATTGCTCAATCAGGCCAATCAGGCGGAACTTGAGGTGCTTGGCGGTCACAATGAGGCCAAGCTGCGGCTGGAAAAAGAGTATCAAGAGCGACTTACCGCCCTAAAGCAAAACGAGAAAAACACGCAACTTGCGATTATGGGCGATTTGTTTTCATCTGGCGCGCAACTTATGCAGTCAGGCAACAAAAAGTTGTTTGAAATTGGCAAGGGATTTGCCATTGCAAATGCCACGATTGCCGGTATTGAGGCAGCGCAGCATGCGTGGAATAAAGGCATGGCCGCAGGTGGCCCGCCCCTTGCCGCTGCGTTTACCGCGTTGTCACTCGCTAATACGGGCGCGCGTATCGCAGCTCTTAAATCAGCGACGGCAAGCGGTGGTGGGGCGCGTGGCGGCGGTGCTGGTGCTGGCCCCGGCGGCGGTCAAGCCACCGTCAACACACAACGCGTTGACCTTAATATCATCGGCGGCAATGACCGTGACCGAGTAGTAGCGCGCGAGGTGATCAATGCGCTAAACTCGGCACAGCGCGACGGGTTCCGACTAGACCCTAGATTGATAGGTGCATAATGCCAGTAGTGATCGAAACAGGTTTCCCCGGCATATCGCAGCCCCTCACACACCCGCGCATAGGCTATCAATCGTTCGGAGGCACGATTACCGCAACAAGTGAGGCGGCGGGGTTTCCCGCCGTGAATGCTGGCACGCCTGTAACCTACACCGCATGGAAGCCCGCAGTTACGGCGCGGCAATGGGAATTGACGTTCCCGTTTGCCCGCAGCCCTGAGTATCTCGGCATCGCGGCGCATAGAATTGCGTCCGAAGGCGCGACGGTCACGGTGCGCAAGCTGACGGGTGGTGTTTGGTCTAACTGGGGCGGCGGCACATTCATAACTCCGACAAACAATGATGCGATATTGTTTTTGCTGGACCCGCAAGAGGTCGATGGCATTGGATTGCAGGTAACGGGCGGCACGCCTGAAATCGGCGTGATCCGCGCGGGTTTTGTCATGGAGTGGCCGCGATTGGCGACTTGGACTGGCTTGCCGATTACGGAAAGTGATCAGTTTAGATACAACGTAAATGAAAGCGAAAGCGGCAATTGGTTAGGCCGGTCCAAGGTATCTGAGGGTCAAGAATTTCAGGTCGAGATTGACCATCTGTCGGAAACCTACCGTACATCTGATTTCGCCAATTTCGCCACGCACTGCAATGAAGGTGACGCGACGTTCTGGATAGCGCCGCGCCCGCAAGGTTATCTAAATGAGGTGGCCTATGCGTGGTCGACTGAGACAGTCAGGGCCGAGCGCAATATCCCGCGTGCATCGGTGGCAAATAGCGTTCAGCTTGAACTTAAGGGGCATAAGACACTATCATGAGCGAGGGGACATATAACCGCGCCCCGCTTAGGGTTATCGAGCTAGAGCAACCGCGTTGTAATTTGCGGTTTGGCGTGTCCCCATGCACGGCAACCGGCACGCCTAAGTGTTATCAAACATTCTGGACGTGTAAAGATACTCCGAATTACACGCCGGATGGTTTTATCCGGTGGCGGTTTTATGGCGGTCGCAATGGCAATCCGTTTTTGTATGAGCAATTCGACAATGTAAACGAGATTGGCACAAACGCCTTTCCCGCGTTGCGTAGTGCCAGCACGTTGCCGTCGCGCATTAACGTGGGCGGGCAGAGCGAAAACGAAAGCCCATTTGGTACGCGGTCAAAGCTGACGATTGAATTCGATGAATTCGAGTTTGACGATCATGTAGGTGATTTTTATACGGCAGACCGCACGCTAAAGACTGCGGGTTTTTGGGCTAAATTCATGGCACGCAACCCGTATTACCCCAATATGATCATCCGCGACTATCAGGGTTATGAGGGGCAGGCGCTTGCCGATATGCAGGTGCGCGAATACGTGCTGGATAATATCGAGCAAACAAGCCCTACGCGCGTGCGGGTGACTGCGCGTGACCCTCTGGACTTGGCAAGCGACAAGAAGGCGCAATTCCCGCGACCTAGCGATATCCAGCTTTTGCGCACGGTTAATGCAACCACGACTAATATCGAGGTGCGCTGCCCGGTGAATTGTCAGGCGGCGGATTTCGGTAACACCGGTGACGAAAGATATGTCCGGTTTGGCTCTGAGATTGTGCGCTATACCGGCTGGACTGGTAGCGGCCCTGATTACA